CTTTTAAAGGGGCTTTCGCCCCGTTGTTTTAATAGTTGTTTGTTTTGCCAAAACTTGAATATCGATTATCGAGCTTGTTATATTCTCTTTCTCTTTTAAATCGTTCTTCTTCTTTATCCTCGTAAGTTTCTACAAACCATTTTCCAAATTGATTGAATTCTTTTTTCATTTTGTTTGTTTTTAATTATACTCAAATATACAACTTATTTTCTTATAAACAAATAATTAACAATTAATAAATAAAATACTTTCCTTTGTTGGGGTTTTCTAATTGGTCGGTTAAAACATACCGTGCCGCATCAATACAGTCTGGGTGTTCACCAGTCGGTTTTTGTAGTTGGTTTCCTTCTTTATCCTTTGCCCAAATATAACCGGATAATTCTCTTTTTAGATTTTTACTTTTTGCGGTAACGTATATCTCGTTTTGATTCATTAGGTTTAAACCATATACTACGGAATCTCTTCCTTTGCTTACTCCATATATAGAATGCCCGTAAGTCTGCAGCTCGGCTATAGATTTAGGTTCAGCGGAATCAGCCACGATAGTTTCTTTTATATTTGATTGAGTTAAGAATCTACTTATATCTCTATTAAGCATTCCTTTTTTGCATAAAATTTCGTCGTATATATAAGCGTTATTCCATTTGTACAAACTTATAATAGTTGAGTTGTCTATCGAATATCCAAAATCTAAACCGTGTCCTAATAATCTAGCTTCTGTTGGTATCTTATCGATCTCTTTCCAATCCGGAATACAAGCGCCCTCAATATTTCCGGTCAAACCTAAACCATAAACTCGCCACCAATTAGACCAATAGGTAGAGGTTTTAGATTTCTCTCTAGCTTTCTCTATTTCTTTTACTATTGTTTGAGGGAGAGATTCGTTATCCTTATAGGTAAGAGTTATGAAAGTAGTATCTTCTTTACCTACTAATTCTTTATCTACCCAAAAGATCGAAGCCGGGTTATAGTCGAGCCAGATACTCCCGGAGGTTCTTACGGTCAATTGTTGGTATGCATCAAACGGAACGTTATTACATTCGTTAATATATAAATCGGTGCGGCGGGCACCACGCAGTTTATCGGGTTGATCAGTAGAAAAAAACTCTATATAGCTACCATTAGTAAATATGTACTTTAAGGTACTCTTATTATATTGGGAGTCTTTATACCTACCTAAAGATTTTAAGATGCTTAGAAAGTCTTTAAGAGCGCCACGTCGTAAATGAGGAACCGACTCCGATACTACGCTTATCTCTTTACCCTTATTCTTTATAGCGTAATCTATAAGAATTAATAGGATACAAATAGTTTTGCCGGCACTTGTCCCTCCTCTTACTATTTTTACCCTACTATCTAATTCTCTTAATTTGTTTAGTGCTTGAGTTTTCTTTACTATCATATATTTAATAAGTTAGCGCTTTAGTTATCGCTAATCTACAAATAAAGGTACGTCCTCGTTTATATTAATATCCTTAGTCTCTCTCGGCTTACCGGCGTAGTAATTATAAAATAGTTGAACGTATTTAAAGTCTCCTTTTTCTACTCCTTCTTTTAAAGCCTTATAAGCGGCGTCTTCTAATGGAGATAACTTCTCTATTAAATTAATCTCTTCCGCCTTTGAAGGTCTCCCGGATCCTTCTCTTTTTCCACCGTGTCCCATCTTGATATAATTTGGTTAGTCAAGTATATAATAACTTTTGTATCAATTTGTTAAACCAAATCAAACTCTCCGCTATCTATCCTCGTAGGTTGGTGTACTTTTAACACCGATTTTAAAAAATTGTATTTAGTAACTAAGTCCCTATATTCTTTTGTATTGTTTGTTAATACTTGGTTATGTTTGTTTTCTAGTTTCTTATACTCAACCTCGTAAAACTCTTCTACCGATTCAACCTCGTTAAATAATTCCGGGTTTAATCTTATAGCGTGTTGTACCCTAGCGTTTAAGGTATTGTAATCTTGTTTTAATTGTTTATCGAATTCTAGCCAATCTTCTATTTTTCTTATTGAATGCAGAGCCGTGGCGTGATCTCTATTCATTGTTTTACCGATAGAGGCTAAACTCATTCGAGTATTTTCTCTTAGTAGTTTATAGTATATCGCTCTCGCTTCTACGTATTCTCTTCTCCTTGTTTTACTATTTAATTCTATTTTAAAATAGTTTTCTACTAATTTTTTAATCGTCTCGTTCTTCATCTATTATAATTATTAAGTCTTTTATTGTTAAATATCCTGATTCGTGTATTGCTTTTAATATACCGGCGCAAGCCTCGTACTCTTCAGCGATTTCATAAAAATCTATTGCCTCTTCTAGTTCTCTTATATCTTTTCCGTTTGTTATGTCTACTAAGGCTAAAAGATAATGGTCTCTTATTTTTTCTTTATTCACTCAATGTTAGTTTTTTTAAAATCTATTAGATTAAATATTACTCTAGGCGAAGCTCCCTTAGTTTGGAAATATTTCGTTTTCATTAACTCCCTTAAATCTTGATGGTATACGACGTTATCGGAAAGGCATCTTATAAATAAATAGGGTATTATTCCCGTTTTATTATATAGATTCATTCTTGCGGTTATTTGCCACATTGGTAATCCGTGACCATCAAACGGAGGAGCTAAGTACTTCTCTTGAGTTTTAACCTCTCCACAATAGTATTTATCGTTATGGTTAAATATTAAATCGGCTTGCATATATCTAATATTCTTTTTACTTAGCATTGATCTAATTTGGCTTTCGCCTTCTAGTCCTATCTTAATTTGTTTTATGTTATCTTCAAACCAAGTTTTTTTAGTCTCTACCTCATTAAATAAATTCATCTTTGTTATTTTTTAAAAATTAATACGTTTTGGTGTACTTTTGCTAATTTTTGGTTTTGCATATTTCTATCGGCTCTCATACTTGCGCTTGCAATAGCGTTTAATAATATAGCTTCGTTATAAAATTTCATACCGCATTTTTCAAAAGCTCTAATAGTATCCGGTACAAATCCTATATAGTTTCCTTTTTTATCTCTTACCTCTCCAACTACAAAGCAAGCGTAACCGCCGGGCTTTAATAGTTTGCAGCTTTTTGCTATTATACTCTCGTATGATTGCATAAATTTAACGTAAGGCATATTGGATATATCTCCCTCTAGTTTGCTATATACTTCTAAATCAGCGTAAGGGGGGCAACTAAAAATAAAATCATATTCTTTATTAAAATCGTCTAAAACTTTATTGCTATCTCCTACATACCAATTTGGTTGGTTGTTAACGTCTAGAATTTCTAACGCTTGATCTCTATTACTATCTATTTGCTCTTGCCTAATATCTATCCCCGTATATTTATAGCCTAAATAGTTAGCTACTATACCTCTAACGGATCCCCCGGCGAATGGATCTAATATATTTTTTCCATTTATACAAAACCAATTATATAAAACCTCGCAAAGTGCCGGATCAAAAATAGAAGTATTGAGCTTTGTACTTTCTTTATCGTTATACTCTTCCTTGTTTTTATAAGATTTAGTACCCATAGAAAATAACTCGACGTCTCTACCTACTTCGCTTTTTATTCCTATTGTTTTCCATTGTCTTTTACGCCTTTGCCAATTACCTTGTTTTGTGTCTAAAACGCTAAAAGGAGGCTCTATAAATTTATCTCTTAATAAAGGATCGCTCTCCTCTATCTCTCCAAAAATGTTAACTTGCCTCATTGCTTTTTGGGTTTAGATATTATAGTTTCGTCTAAATGCATACTTAAAGCGTCCGATATTTCCTCTAAGGTTTTGCCTTGGAATTGAGTTTTATATATCTCAATAGCTTTATAAAATTTATCCTCTCCGCTTTGCAATACATCTTTTGAGCAATGAACTAAACCCGGTCTACCGTTCATTTTATTAATAGGTATAAAACTAAAGTAATCTCTTTCGAATAGTTGGCAATAGATAAAGGCTTGTAAATCATAATCGAAATCTCTTACTTTCCACCAATTAAAATCTTTTGGGTTTACTCTCGTAGTCTTTAAGTCATATATACAATTATCGTCTAATAAATCCGCCTTCCCTCTTATTGGTATTCCGGATAAGGTTTTTATCATTGGTATTTCTGCCTCGCATTTATCCCGGATACTTTTAAGAGTTTCTTTATTATTTAATATATCGACCCAGTACTCTGCTAATCTTTGATCTTTTACTTTGTATACTTTATCCGCTCCAAATTCTTTTACGGCTTCCGTATATACTTTTGAATTAGTTCTGTCGGCTTCAATAAACTTTAAAGAGTAAAACTTTTCTGGTTCTAAATATAACCAATGTACTAAACTTCCTAGCCTTAAAGCCTCGCTAGATTTCTCTTTCTTTCCTTTTAATTGTTTTAAGAAGTTTTCCGGGGCGTTTAATAAATCTTTTAAACTACTTGCGCTAAGAGCTTTAGTTATATTTAAAGTATTATAATAGAATTCGTCGTCGTACATATTAGCTATGATCTCTTCTATAGCCCAGTTTTCTCCGTTTAATAATGTTATCATAGTTCTATGTTATCAAGTTAATTTTTTTATTTTGTGTATTAATAATACTCGTTATATCGTAGAACGTGTGAATGTAAACAGGTTTGACTTATGTCATTGGATCCATCAAAATTAATAGGAGATTTTTTAATTAACTTTACATCAAATAACTCGTAATGATACTGTTTTATTTTATTATCAAAATTAACCTTTTTAACTTTTGCTTCAAATATAGCTTTAAATCCGTTAAAAAATTTTATTGTTTGTTGTTCAAGATAGTGTGAATTTTTCATTGTTCTTTGTTTAAAAAGGGGACTTTCGCCCCCCTATAATGTTAGTTTCCGTAAATGTATTCGTCTGAGAATTTTCTTGTAATACTTGAAATTTCGCTTTCTAATCTTTTATAAATAATCCAATTGTCATTAGTCTTTATCGATAATCCAATAGGGTTTTTTTTGTAATGTTTTTTTAAAGATACTTTGTTATTAGTAATAACATTTTTAAGTAATTCTAATTCTTTTTTTGTAACTTTTAATGTGTATGTATTTTCCATTTTGTTTATTTTTGTTAATAATACTCAAATATAAACAAATAATTTAAACATACAAACATTTTATTAACTTTTTTTTTGTTTCTTTTCTAATGCTTCTATTTTATTTAAAGCAACTACTAAAGCTTGTTGAACTAATTTTAAATCGTATTGCATTTTAACTAAGGTACTTTCTTTCATTTCTTTATAAATTATCTTTTGATTTGCCGTATTGTTTGTTGTCCATTTATTTAATAAGTTACTCATTGTTTTTTTTATTTCTTATAACGTTATGTTTTATATACTTTACTATTTCAAAATATATCATTCTCATAATAAAACATAC